TTGTCTTTTAAAATTATCAAAAATAACTGCTGTGGACTTGATGTCCACAAAACATGGATCTTTGCCTGTATCGGTATTACTGATTCCAGCAATCGTACAGAGTACAAGCAGGCTCGCTTTTCTTCCTTCACCAAAGGTTTGAATGAGCTGTGTGACTGGCTTGCCAAGTACAACTGTAAAGATGTCTGCATGGAATCAACCGGTAAGTACTGGATCCCTGTTTTCAATATCTTAGAGCAACGCAATCTCTGGGTTACTCTATCTCATCCCAAATACACAAAGCCGATGAAAGGAAATAAGACCGATCGTAAAGATGCCAAATGGATCTGTGATCTTTACATGTGTGGCATGGTTAAGCCTTCCTTTATTCCACCTGCTGACATCCGGGAGCTTCGCGATCTTGTAAGATACCGTTTTAAACTTACTTGTATGATTACTGGTGAGAAGAATCGTGCCCAAAATTGTCTTACAGTATCTAATCTGAAACTTGACGATGTCTTTTCCGATGTATTTGGTAAATCTTCTCGTTCCATTACAGAACAGATTTTGCAACACCCTGGGGAAACATTTGATGTAGCGCCTTTTGTCGATGGTAGATGTAAAACTCCTATCGTAGAAATACAGGCTGCTATTGATGGTGCCATCTCTAAAGAACAGGCTGTGAAACTCAGACAGTGCCTTGATCATATTGATGAGCTCAATAAGCACATTTCAGAAGTAGAACAGGAAATCCTTCGTCTCAGTGAAAAATATGAGGCTGCTTTAAATTTAATAAGGACTGTTCCCGGATTCGATAAGAATCCACTTACTGCTATTCAAGTGCTTTCTGAGATTGGTGGTGATATGTCTGTCTTCCCCACAGCGAAACACCTCGTCTCATGGGCAGGATGCTGTCCTCGTAACGATCAAAGCAATCAAAAAATCAAATCAACTAGGATTTCCCGTGCTGGTTCTTATTTTAAACCAGTTCTGGTACAAGTTGCAAATGCTTTAATCAAATCGAAGAAACATTCCGAATTTACCAACCGATACAAGCGTATCAAAGCACGCCGTGGTCACAAGAAAGCCATCATTGCTATCTGTCGTATGATCCTGACCGCTATCTGGCACATACTTTCAGATTTAAAGCCATATACACCAGAAGGTTTTCTTGAATCTCGTCCTGTGAAGGATGAAAAAGTTCTTTCCACTTCACAGGCACTTAATCTTTTGAAACAGCGAGGCTACATCATAAAGGATGAGCCTTTAGCAGTTTCCTGATTAGGTGCTGCGTTAATATTTAATTTTTCAAGCCACCCCTGGGATGGTTTATTTGTTATGCTCTATTTTCTTGGATAACCTCTACTTCTTTGTTTCAAACTTAGCCCTTAGAAGAACCATTGAGTTTCAAAATCTGTACTGCTTCCGGAAGAATCAGCTTGCCATCGACACGTTCCTTTGCCACATAGCCAATCATACCGTTGCCTGCAAAGAGCTCAGTGAGCTGCTTGAAGGAGCGAGTACCGCGATCACCAATGTTGTAATAGCTGTAATCACCGAAAGCGATAGCATTCTCCGGTGCATATGCAGAGGTGTGAACGGCATAGCCAAGGACCTTATCCGGTTCACCGGCCTGATAAGATGGCTGCCAGATATATGCGCCATTGTTGTCCTTCAGCTTGCGAAGCTGTGCCAACGTCTTATCATTCATGATGAAACTTGCATTCTTACGATACGGACGCTTAAGAGCATATACCAGATCAAGTATATCATCCGACTTGATGGCAGCAGAAAGTGTACCTGCTACCGTACCGCCACCAGCTGTAGCAAAAAGTCCTGTTGGCTTGCCGGAACCATCACCGTTGAGGAATGCATCCTCTTCTGCATTTGCCAAAGCCTTACCAAACTGATCAATGATGTAATTTTCAAGACCGAAAGCGTTATCATAGAGAAGTTCCTCAGTTACTTTAATTGCTACATGGAGCTTGTGTGCATCCAAAAGGATCTGACTGAAGGTCGCATCAGAAAACTGAAGAGCACCGCCTTCTTCAATCCATGCAGCTGCAGGTTTCGTAGCAGCGATGTTGATCTTATGCTCACCGGAAGTTGTGATGGTGTGTCCAAGACTTCTCATGATATTTTCTTCGGTAAGAACATCAATCAGACGACTGTCATATTCCTCCGGAACAAGGTAGCCACCGTCTGCATCAACACCTTCTTGTAAAATATTAGATACCTGACGGAAGTTGGTGCGGAGTGCCTGAAGCATACCATTTTTGTATTCATCAGAAGCACGACCGGTCTTTGCAGGCTTTTCGGTAGCAGTAACAGGTTTTGAAGTGAGAGGCTTGTTTACCGGCTTGCTAAGTTCAGCATCCAATGCTTCCTGCCTCTCCAGACGAGCGATTTCCTTGCCAAGATCTGCGATTTCCTGTTCCATTCTGGAATAAGTTGCATCGTCCTCTGCAGTGAGAGTATCTTTTTCGGTACGGTGAGAATCAAGAAATGCTTTTGCAGCATTCCATGCAGTATTGCGCTTTTCACGCAGTTCTAAAATAGTCATAATCGAATACCTCCATTAAATGTGTTGTTTGATTAGGTCAAGACGCTCCATGAGAGAATCTACGGAGCGTTCTGGTATTTCTGGTTTCTTGATGTGGCATTTGGCAGCCAGCTTATCCATAAGAGAGTTGGTCACAGATGCACGAGAGAAAAGCATGGGGCCAGCAATGTTATTTTCTACAGGTATCTCTGCAGGTCTTGTCAGGATTTCATCGGCAAAGCCCATATCGATGGCTGTATGTGCATCCATCCAAGTTTCTGCATCCATGAGATGGGATAGCTTGGCGCGACTCATACCGGTCTTGATTTCGTAGGCATTGATGATGGATTCCTTGACTTCATCTAGCATGGCGATTGCCTTCTGCATCTCAGAGGTATCTCCCATAGCTGCAGTCATTGGGTTATGAATCATTAGCATGGATACTGGAGATACCAGCACCTTTGTGCCAGCCATAGCGATGACAGATGCCGCAGAGGCTGCGATGCCATCAATCTTCACAGTGACATTGCCGGGATATTCCATCATCATGTTGTAAATTTGGGCTGCGGCCACACAGTCGCCTCCCGGAGAGTTAATCCAAATGGTGATGTCTCCGTTTCCGGCAAACAGCTCATCTCGAAAGAGTTTAGGTGTGATATCGTCGTCAAACCAGCTTTCCTCTGCGATGGTGCCGTTTAGAAATAGTGTCCTCTCTAGTGTCTGCTCCTGCGTCTCCTGATTGGTCACCGTCTGATTTTTCCACTTCCAGAACTTCTTCATCGTTCTCGTCCTCCTTTCCTTCAGCAGTAGTTGCTGCGAATATTCCTGCATCCTCCAGCTTGGTCATGTTTCCATTGATGAGATATAAGTCACCACCAAGTTCCGGTGGGATGAGGTCCAGGTTTTCAAGTTCACGGATATCATTTGCGGACATCCAGCCATTCTGCCTTGCAGTAGCGTAACCGTTCATACGACTTTGGTAATCACCACGTAATAGGCCATCAACGTTGAACTTTACAAAATAAGCAGCTTTCTCCGATTCAGATAGAAGGGCTCGGTTGATGGACTGCTCCCAACGGACAATCCAGGGCTCCAAGGTGTACTTCACAAATTCGAGAGATTGCTGCTCAATATTAGAAAAGCTTGACTTCTCAAGATCACCGACCATGTGAGGCGGTACTCTAAAGATTCGAGCTATTTCATCAATCTGAAATTTTCTTGTTTCCAGAAACTGTGCTTCATTTGGGGAAATGGAAATAGGCGTGTATTTCATGCCTTCTTCCAAAACAGCTACCTTATGAGAATTGTTCCCAGAGAAGCCTTTGGTCCAGCTTTCTCTGACAGCTTCTGGATTTTTAACGGTACCGGGATACTCCAGAATACCTCCCGGTGTGGCACCGTTTGCAAAGAACTTAGCACCGTATTCCTCTGTGGCGATAGTAAGTCCGATAGCGTTCTTGGCCATAGCGATGGGAGAGTAACCGACCAGGCCATCAAAGCCGAGGCCCGGAACATGGAGCACATCCGACGGTTTCAGGATGACTGTTCCATTTTTCATGGTAGGTGCATCTGAATCCTGCATTTGATATTGATAGTAGAGGTGACCTTTATCGTCACGATCCACACTCATTCGATTAGCCATCAGCGGATAGAGGGCGATGACTTCACCTTTGCCATTTCGTATAATTTGCGCATAGGCATTTCCATAAAGAAGCAGATGCGTCATTAAAGTTTCTCGGAATACAAAAGATGTCATTTCCGGATTTGGCTCATCGTGAATCAGTCGATACAGAGGATGATTGATTGCCTTTTCTTTACTACCGGAGTCAGTGTACTTATAAACATGGACCGGCAGTCCTGCAATGGACTCCGAAAGAATTCTGACACAGGCGTAGACTGCAGTCATCTGCATGGCACTTCGTTCGTTGACGGATTTGCCGGAGTTGCTTCCACCAAAGAGAAAGCGATAGGCACTGCCATTGGTGCTGTTGGTGGGCTTGTCCCTGGAGTGAAACAATCCTGATAAGAATCCCATAAATATTCCTTTCTGCCTTAAGAGGCATATAAAATTCAAAGTTTCGTCACAAAATAATCTATGCAAATGCTTGCAACTGCAAGCGAAAGCGAATATAATAAAGAAAAGGAGGCGATACTATGGCAAATACATCCGCTGTTTATGCAAGAATAGATACGAATCTCAAGGATAATGCTGAGAGCATTCTTTCTCAGCTTGGCATTTCTCCATCCAGTGCAATTCAGATGCTTTATAGCCAGATCGTACTGAAAAAGGGCATGCCGTTTGAATTGAAACTTCCTTCTTCTAAGCCATTAGCTGTTGGTGCAATGACCAGAGAACAGCTCGATGCAGAACTCCAGAAGGGTGTTGATTCCATCAAAGCAGGAAAGGTATATTCTGCAGATGAAGTCGATGCAGCACTTGCAAAGGAGTTTGGCATATGACGGATAGCTATAATGTCGGCTATTCTGTAGATGCACTTGGTGATTTGCGTGAAATCTATTCGTACATTGCGAATGAACTCCTTGTTCCGGAGACGGCCGCAGCTCAGCTGGGGCGTATACGAAAGGAAGTTCGTTCATTGGATTTCATGCCAGCTCGCTATGCGTTAGTTGACTGGGAACCTTGGCATTCGATGAAAATGCATCAGCTTCCGGTAGACAACTTTATTGTGTATTATCTTGTCGATGATAAAGAGAGGGCAGTTACAGTAGCACGAATATTCTACGGTGGTCGAGATATCGAAGGAATTATAAATTCAAATAAATAAACAGAAGTGGAGCTTTTTGTGTGAAAACAAGAGCTCCATTTTTATATGAATAAAATTCCTCTGTCATCATAGACAGAAGTGCCTGTATTATTTCCACAGCGGATCGCACGGTCAAGTCCCATGATAGTGGCGACGGCTCCGTCGATTTTCTCTGTGGATTTTTCTTTGTCAGCTTTTATATTGCCTGCCGGGTCAGTGCGGATATAGATGTTATCCATCATCCAACGGAGTACCGGATGACCACCGTGGGCCAGCTTTTGTTCTAGCGTTAGTTTCATGAGTTCCTTTGTCGGTGGGGACATATCCTTAAATCCCTGACCGAAAGGAACAACAGTAAAGCCCATGCCTTCGAGGTTTTGAACCATCTGAACAGCTCCCCAGCGGTCAAAGGCAATTTCTCTGATATTGAATCGTTCTCCAAGACGCTCGATGAATTTTTCAATGTAACCGTAGTGGACGACATTTCCTTCGGTAGTTTCCAGAAAGCCTTGTCGTTCCCAGACATCATAAGGGACGTGGTCTCGCCTTACTCGAAGCTCCAGCGTATCTTCTGGTATCCAGAAGTACGGTAAGATGCAGAACTTGTCATCCTCATCCAGCGGAGGAAATACCAGAACGAAGGCTGTAATATCCGTAGTTGAGGAAAGATCCAGACCGCCATAGCAGACACGACCCTCTAAGGATTCTTCATTAACTTTGAAGGAGCAGGCATCCCATTTTTCCATTGGCATCCAACGTACTGCCTGCTTGACCCACTGGTTGAGTCTTAGCTGTCTAAAGGAATTCTCCTCACCGGGATTCTGTTTTGCAGATTCGCAGGCGGCTTCGACTTTATCGATACCAACTGTGATTCCAAGAGATGGATTGGCTTTCTTCCAGACCTCTGGGTCCGTCCAGTCATCGGTTTCATCAGCGCCATAGATGACCGGATAGAAGGTTGGGTCGATTTTTCTTCCCTCCAAGATATCCTTGGCCTTCTGGTGTGTTTCATAGCAGATGCTGTTGGTATCTGTTCCGGCGGTAGTGATAAGAAAGTAGAGTGGTTGCATTCTGGCATCACCGGAGCCTTTGGTCATAACATCAAAGAGCTTTCGGTTAGGTTGAGTATGTAGCTCATCGAATACGACACCATGAATATTGAAACCATGCTTTGAGTAGGCCTCAGCGGACAATACCTGATAGAAGCTGTTGGTCGGTTGGTAGACGATACGCTTCTGGGAAGCGAGAATTTTTACTCGTCTATTCAGTGCAGGGCACATACGCACCATATCGGCAGCAACATCAAATACGATGGTTGCCTGCTGGCGGTCAGCTGCACAGCCATAAACCTCAGCTCGTTCTTCGCCATCACCGCAGGTAAGGAGTAGGGCGACGGCAGCCGCAAGCTCAGATTTGCCCATTTTTTTAGGGATTTCCACATAGGCAGTATTAAACTGTCGATAGCCATTTGGTTTTAAAGTGCCAAAGAGATCTCGTATAATCTGTTCTTGCCAGTCGATGAGCTCAAATGGCTTACCGGTCCATGTTCCTTTGGTATGGCAGAGACATTCAATAAAATTGACTGCATAATCCGCCATCTGTTTGCTATAGGTGGAGTCCGCAGCCATGAAGCATGTCGGTGTGTAGTTTTCAAGCTTACGCAAATGTATGCGCCTCCTTTCGCAGAAATAAAAATAGCCGCCTGGTGGCGACGTCTATAACGAGGAACAGCCCCATTTGGGACCGTCCTTCCTGATATTCTTTTCAGGTGAGTTAATTTAATTCGTTAAGCAGGATACAAAACGCTAGGTTGGCCTCTTCACAGGTTGGTTTGATGTCCCAGCCTCTGTCGTAGTTGGCAATCCACTCGCCGTCCATCTTCAGGCTGAGCTTTGAAATCCTACCGCCGTTGATGCCATAATCTTCACTAGGCTCTTCAAAATATTTGACCCAGTATTTTACACTCTTGTATCTGCCGTCTTTCTTCGGGATTCCGATGGTTTCTTCTTTCCACATGGCTTATGCCTCCTTTACCGTCATCTTGATTGCAGGGATAAGGGCGTGCTCACCGGTCTTCCAATCGGTGTAGCGTGCCTTTACTGTGGTAAGGCCTGTCATGCTGATTCCGTGCTTCTCGAAGGCTGCGAGGGTTTCGATGAGGCTTGAGAAGGTGGAGCTGATTGTGAATTCTGTGATACCGTTTGCTTTCAAGGTCTGAGCGATTTCTTCAATATCGTAATCCCAAATGACCTCGTTAAAGTCGATGAGCTCGTTTCCGGTTTCCTTGCTGGTTCTGTATGCCCAGAATAAGGTTCCGTTGATTCCGAGGTCCTTAAGGCTTCTTGCGTTCTTCTTGATGGCTTCTTCAAATGTTCTGATTTCTTTCATGGTAGGTTCCTCCTAAAAATGTGTTTTTCCTTTTGGTAGTACTATATATCACTCTAAAAGCACATAATAGCAAGTCAATTTGAGCCATATAGTACACAAATATTCAGAGAGAAAACTGTATATTTTAGTCGTTGGTTGGAACCTTCCGGCAGCGGTCTATACCGTAAATTATGTTAAGTCCGGAGCCGTTGTCCCAATTTACCATGATGCTTCCGGTATCATCAACACCGATGACGGTGCCACGTGTGCCCACTGGAGGCGCCTGTGCGTCGTCCATCTGGATTAGCTCAATACGTGTACCAGCAGGATAAAGGCGGCGCTGGCGAGCCACCTGTTCCTTACTTGGAAATTGCATGGCCTTCACCTCCTTTGAATGCGCTGTTGCCCGGAAGATATCTCAGCAGGATTTTACGGTCTGTTTTGTACTCATTCCCGATGAAGCCGAGGCGAAGAAGGAAGCAACGAAAAGCGTAGCGTTCGTTTTCTACTGGCTTTTCTGTGGCGCTGATTCGTTTTTGATCCTTGCTCATTTTGCAAAGGGCAGCAATCAGTGTGCTGTAGGCATGGACTTCATCCGGCTCAGGAAGTTCTGAAAACCAAGGAAAGGAAATGCTGTCTTCATTCAGTTCAAAGCGTAGGTCGTCAATGTGCAGTGCACGCTTGATGAGAAATCCTTTGGCATCCAGAAGCTTTGTGAGGTTCCCAATATTGACATTCTCAAGTGGAATGGTAATGGTAAGTCCAGTTTCTTCTGTAGAAGTTGCTTTAGCTTTTGGTTCCTGAGCCGGATGAAAGTATGTTTCTTTCGGACAGTAGCCGCTTGCGTCCAAGAGAACAAGAAGTTTGTCGTATTCAGTTGGGCTCATAGTGTCCGGGCCTTCAATGTTTCCTTCTCGTGTCAGGAGAAGGTCCCCAATCTGATAGGCGTAGGAAGGAGCTCTCAGGTATTGAGGTTTTGTGTTTTTGTACTCGCCAAGCAGGGCGGCCAGCGGCTTTCTTTCGGTTGCGTTTAAAATGATTTTCATGTAGGTGTCCTCCTTTGTTTTGGTAGTACATATATCACTCTAAAAGCACATAATAGCAAGCGATATCGGAGAAAAACATCGACAAATATGTGCCTTTTGGATTGTGTACATTACCGACTTACAAAAGAGTGGCATCCTCAGCTTCTGGAACAATTTCATCGTAGGAATAGGTTAAACCATCGCGGATGACGGAAATT